GCTGTTACCGTAAACGACCCTAAACCTAAAGATGTAGCGTTTCCAGTTACACTAAAGTTAGCATCACCAGTAATGGTTAAAGTCCCTAACCCTAATGTTACTTGATTTGGATCAGGATCTTGAACAACAGAATCAGCAATAATACCTACACTTCCTATTGTGATAGTTAATGCATTACCCGTAGTTGATACTAGTACATCTGAATCGGGTCCTGATGTAGCGAATGGTAATGCTGATATTGCGTCAAATCCTAAACTCATAAATAATCCTTAAAAGGGAACAGTGAGGTATGTGGTGGATTCACTGTCCCCATCTAAAGACTATATCACTTTTTAAACCAGGCTGGAAGTCCTAAATGACGTCTTCTGTCGTATATATTTTGATCTGCATTTTTAGATTTTTGATTATTATAATGAAGAAAAACTTGAGCGCAGTCATCTCCTTGAAACTCTTCTCTCCAATGTTCTAGTTCCATCCCTCTATAAACCAGCATATCACCAGGTTTTAAATTAACTGTTATACCTTTGTTATCACTAGATACGGTTATTTTTTTACCATCAGGGATACCTACATTTTTCTTTGGTTCTAAATGTATTGGCCAAGGATCACCACCAAGGTTTAAGGTAGTAGATATTTCACAGCTAAATCTGTCTTTGTGTCTTTTTAAAACATCACCAGCTTTATATATTCTTGCATACGAATAAGTTGGATTTAATTTTAATCCTGTTTTCTTTTCCATAATAGGTAAGGTTCTCATTAACAAAGTTTCCATAGCTATATCTGCATAATGAGAATAAGTGTTAGGCACTTGCTGATCGCTCCACGTTCCCCATTCTTCTGTGAATTGAGATATATATCTTTCATCAAATAAAGTTCTAGCGACTTGTCGTTTCATTAAAAAATAATTGTACACAAATGTTGCTATATCTTTTGGTACAGCTTCTTTAATAACTATGTATTTATTTTTTTTAAAACTCATTTAATACTCTTTTCTTTTGATATTGCTGTTTCAACAACTTTTATATTCCAATGTATAAATCTAAAAGGTTCTAAACCCGGATCTACTGCATATTCATGTGGAACATAACCTGGAAAAATAACCATTGTTCCTGGTGTAGGTTTAAAATTTACTATACTGGTACCCATTGATAATTGATTCTCATTTTTTAATGGTAGCTTTGTCATTATAGCACCAGGTCTTGGATCGTGAAAAAGAGGAAAGGATGTCTTTTCGCTACACTTTAAAAAATAGAATCCTGATACATGCTGATTCCAATGTGCGTGAGTTGAATGATGTCCTCCACCTTTTTCACTAAACTCTTGAACCCAAAATTCTGTAAAATGTAAACTATGATTCTGTAAATTAAAACCTGACCAATCTAAAAATTCATAAGATCTTTGTCCTATAAATTGAACTAAATCTTTTATTTTAGGATCTTGAGAAAAACTTTCACTATGATATGATAAACCAAATGTTCCTATGTCTCTCTTCCATTTAGGTTCATTCTTTAATTTATCTCTTAAATTTTTTTCTGCTTTCTTTATATATTTATCTGTTACTTTAATTGCATTTTTCAAAAACATAGGAGCTTCTGCAGTCCACACAGGTGTTTGAAAATAAAATGCAGATTTAAAATCTACATGTCCTTCTGGTTTTTGCGGTGTGCTACTTCCACCTTGTTTTATATTATTCATATTATTTAAATGGATAACCTAGATTCCATATTACTAGACTATTCCTTTCTCCTTTAGTTACTGGTTTTACTCGATGCCATACAAATGAAGGGAATACAACCAAAGAGCCTTTTGGTAATATTTCTGTACACGTTCTTAAATTAGGTTTTTTATCAGGATCTTCATTTCTTAAATCAAACTCTAATTCTCCACCTTTGTATTCTTTTGGATCTGTTAACGTCAACGTCACAGATAATTTTCTAATTTTTCCTTTTATAGGTCCTTCTTGCGCATAAGGTTTATCCCAACTATCACAGTGCCAATCATAGTATTGACCTTTTTTATAAATTGTAAATTGACAGGATTCTGAATAATCCCAATCATAATTCCAACCTGCATTTTTATTTGCCATATGAACATAAGGTTGTATTTCTTTATATATCCACCTATCATTCATCCATATAACATTTGAATCTCTTTTCTTTTGTAAATCTTTTATTTCATCTTTGTTAAGAGGATTTTTATTTAAATCTCTATCTCTACCAAAGCCACCTGTAATGGCCATGATCTCTCTTTGTTTTTCAGCTTTGCCATATTGTACAATCATATCGCATATTCTTTCGGGCACAGCAGATTGAAAGTACCAATAGTAATTAGTTATATTCATTTTATTTCAAACCACCCTGTTACAATATATTTTTCCTCATCTTCTGATATCACTCCATGGTGAGGATGTGTAAAGTGAGCAGGCCATAAGACCAGATCTCCTTTTATACAATCAAGTTTTTTGTTTTGAAATGGAAAATTAGTTCCTCCTTCTTTAACATCATTACAATATAACATGTAAACTATATCTCGTGGAGCAGCGTCTCTGCTCATTCTTTCATAATGAGTTTGATAAAACCCTTCTTTCTTTTTGTAATGTTGAATAAAATGATGGTCTTGAGTTTTTAAATTTACTGAAACTTTATATTTATCTGTATAATGTATAAGAGCTTTTGTAAGTAAATCAAAAAAATCTTTTATAAACTTTACATTTACTGGATTAAAAAAAATTACATCAGTAGATTGTTTAATATCTTTTCTTATATTACCATTACCAACTTTACCCTCTTGTTTATATTCTGTGTTTTTCTTATGATATTCTATAAAATTATCACATAAGTGAGGAGGAAATTTATAAACTTCTATAAAATCAAATGTATTCATAATTAATTGTTAAAATTATATTTAAACCATTAGAAGTATTGGGTGAAATAGAATATCTATTGTTAGCAGGAAACATAATAAAATGATTATTCTTTATAGGCATCTGCCAAGTTCTATTTTTTCTTCTATTATCATCATACTCAACAATACATTTTGAAGAATCTTCGTTAACATTAACACCATAAATAAGTGTGTAATCTGGTGAATGACGCAAGTCAACAGGATCAACCCGATGTCTTGTCCACGACTGTTCTTTGGGGTGTAAAATGTTAGCACATATAGTTTGTGGAACTAATGTGCGTTCATATTCTACTCTCCAATGATCTCTAATGTAGTCTTGCATCCATTGTAATGGTTGAGAGAAAGGCACTTTGTAATCTTTATAAGAATAAGATTGAGGATTATTATTTATTCTATCTGAAGTAACAAATGATTTTAAGATATCATTTTTTATTCTATTACGATCAATTTCAAAGCCTTTTGGCATAGCCACTTCACCGTAATATAAGTCAACTTCTGTTAATACTTTCTTGTGCATACCTATTTAGTATGTAATTAAATCTAATTAAAATGTCAATATGATTATATAGCTACTTTATCCCAAGCACCTGTAGATTCATTCCACGCATAATAATGTGTGCCTTTTTCTTCTTCAGATAGTGCTGGTGCATCACCTACTGGTGATTGCCATCTTGCTTCTGCCACATTTAAAGTCCAACTTGCATAAGGTTTTTTACTAATGAAAATATCATTATCTTCATCGTAAGTCATACCTATACCAGCATAATTACCTCTAAAAGGTGTTCCGCCTAATCTATGTTGGGCGTGAAATGTATTATAAGATGTTCTTTTCCAAAGAGGCCAGCTGTGGATTCTTTCCAAAAACTGTCTTCCTACTTCTTCATCTTCAATACCATCAGCATTTTTACAATCTTTGTCAGCTACAACTTCTACGCTGATAACTTTATTGTTTGCGCCTAGTTTTGCATAATGTGCCATAATATTTTCCTTATATATTATTTTTAATTATCATTCAACTACTGATATCTATACCTAATTAAAACTACTCCAGATCCTCCACTTAATCCATTTTCGTTATTTTGTGCACCACCGCCACCACCAGTATTTGCAGTTCCTGCTGTTGCTGCTAAAGGGGCTGGAGGTCCTGAACTACCTCTGCCTCCACCACCTACTCCTCCATCAACATTAATAGATGTACAAGCTGCGCCTGCACCTCCACCACCAAAAAATCTTCCTGCTACTGGACCCGGTGTTCCATAACTTGCAGATGTTGGTCCAAACCAACCAGTTGGTACAAAAGTTCCGTCTCCACCTTGTCCACCTGTATTAGGGTATGATCCGGCAGTTCCTGCATCAACTGCACCGCCGCCACCTCCAAAACCTCTTTGACTTAAATTTGGACTTCCTCCAGTAGAATTACCACCATTAGTTCCTTGCGCTGGAGTTACTGGTGGATCATTACCTGTGCCACCTGTAGCTGAACCGGCTCCACCACCACCGCCTGAACCGCCTGGTCTTGCTCCACCTGAAGTATTATAGTTTCCGCCACCACCACCTCCGGCTGATGTTATTGTTGAAAAAGTTGAAGCTGAACCTGTTGTACCAGGTTGAGTTGTTGAATCTGAATCACCACCTGGTCCTCCAGCACCTACGGTAACTGGATAACCTTGAACTGATACGGGTAAAGTTGCGGGACCATTAGCAGGACTTGCAGGTGAACAAGCATTATAACTTCTCCAACCACCAGCGCCACCACCACCTCCTGATCTACCTGCCCCACCACCACCAGCTACTACCATATATTGAACTACATCGTTAGCTGGTGCACACGCTAAAGCTGAAACTGTAAAAGTTCCACTTGATGTAAATACATGTGTTTTAAAATTACCACAAGTTAAAATTGTATTACCTCCAGAGGCAGTTAAATATCCTTCTGTTAATCCTTCATCTGTTTGTGAACCTGTAAATACTATTCTCCATCCTTCAGTAGCATCTACATAAATAAATTGAACTGTTACATTACTTTTACCAATAACAAAATTATTAGCTGCACCATTTATGTTTGATCCATTTCTTGCTATAGTTAAACTATTACTACCAAAAGTTCCTGTATAGTCTGATACAGCCACAACTGCGCCAGCACTTGGTGAACCCGGTAAAGTTACATTAAATGATCCTGAACTTGTATCACAAAAATATCCAACTCCAGAAACTGCTGGACCTGGATCTGCTGTAATTTTTGTTGTGTTCCATGATACTTCACCTGTAGATCCAAAACCTGCAGCTGTAGCACCTGAAGCTAATGAAACTGTTGCACCACATCTACCTAAAGTTACTGTTGTACCATCTACAACAATTGTTTGACCAGAACCTGATCCAACTGTAGTTGTTGATCCACATTTTTTTACAATTGTTGAATCATCTGAAACTTTGTTAATATTATCTACTTTAATTGTACTAGTCATTTAATTCCCATTGTGTCGTTGTTTCATCCCATTTATAATTTTTTCCATCATCCGGATAAGCAACAGGTGCTTCCCATTGACAATTTGTTTCATTTAAAACCCAAGATGAATAAGGTCCATATTTTGCTCTAAAAGCATCTCTATCATCATCATAAATCATTCCTTTTCCAGCAGGATTTTTTCTAGTTCCATCTGTAAAAGATTGTTTCCAAAAAGGATAATTATTAAAAAGTTTTTGTAAATAGTCTATACCAGCTTTTTCATTAATTGCTATACTATCGTCAACTAAATAAATTTCTTCTACTTTACCATTTAAACCTAATTTTGCAAATCTAGCCATTATGCTACAAAGCTCCCACTTGCTGTATATGTTATTATTGTGTCACCACCATCTGTGGTAACTGACCCTCCAGTTTGTGTTCCAGAATAATCTGAAGTTGCCATTCTAATTATAACAGTTCCATTTGAACCTGTTCCACCTGCAGCACTATTACTTGCTCCACCACCACCCGAGCCAACGCCCGTTGCATTAGAACCTGCTCCACCAAAACCGCCGTTTCCTCCACCGCCAGAGCCACCACTTCCACCACCAGAAGAATAACCACTTTGACCAGCACCACCACCGCCTCCAGCATAAGTTA